TTCGCGTGAAAGGTAAGTATTCTGCGCAATTTCCCCGACGGTCGCCGGTTCGGTGACGCTTAATTCATTAAACACCACTCTGGCGGTTTCGGTCATATCCTGCTGTTTTAGCATGTCTTTTTCCCTTCTGGTTAACATGACATACCAATAACTCTTGTCTAAAAAGCCAGCAAGATAAAAAGTCAGTATTCACAACCACCAGCGAGTTTACTGTACTGCACTAGGTTTACAGGTACAAAAAAACCGCTCAACGACGGTTTTAAGGAAGAAGTCGAAGTAACTACTCTTAACATGATACAATTATTTTTGCGGACCGCGTAAGCGTTTATATAGTGTCAACATGCAAAAGATGACACTATATGTTGACAGCAGAAAAAATTTACATTTAAACAGTGCAAAATTTGTTGACAACGCAAATGTCAATAGTTAATTATTGCGTCACCAGCTCAGCACTGTTCGTAGATAATATTTAGGGTCTACTCAACGGTTCTGAGCTTTTTTTGTGAGTTTTTCAATGAAGAAAACAGCAGTCTTGATTGACGGCGGCTACTTCATCCGTCGAATTGATTACTTTCTACGAAAACATTTCCCTGGGCATGAGTTAGATAGTCAACAACTTGTTAAAATAATTTGGCGAATTGTTAAGTTTCACGTAGAGGTTCCGCATGGTGCCCACGCTGACCGTGAACCACTAGAGCTTTACCGTATTTACTATTACGACTGCCCGCCGCTTGATAAACAGATTAAGTATCCTTTGCCTGATGGAGACAACAAAACCCCATCGACTAAAAACTTCAAGACACATGCTCCGAATGTTTTACGAAACAAGCTTCATGAGGAGTTAAGGAAGAATCGTAAAACGGCACTTCGTATGGGTGTTCTTTCAAACGTCGGCAACTGGCAAATAAAAGAACATACTCTTAAGAAACTATTACGTAATGAAATTCAATGGTCTGAGTTAACTAACGACGATTTCTACTACGAATATAAACAAAAAGCCGTCGATATTAAGCTTGGTATGGATATAACTATCCTTGCTCATGAGAAACTAGTTGATGTGATCGTCCTGATTGCTGGCGATGCTGATTTCGTTCCTGCCGCTAAACATGCCCGTATAAAGGGTGTAGATTTTATCCTCGATCCAATGAACCAACAAGTTCCTCCCTCGCTGGCAGAGCATGTCGATGGAGTGCAATCGAGCAACATTGTTGTTGCAATTGCTGATATTTGCAGAATCGTCCCAACAGTAAAACCTGATTGGTGGGACGATTATATTGACAGACGCAAAGAGAAAAAACTCAATCGTCAAAAGAAAACAAAATCATCTAAGAACGATCCCAAGAAAAAAACTCTTCACTCTGAAACATCCCCGGCTTAAGCCGGGGTTTCACTAATCCATTTCAAGTTTAACATCCAGCATTGAAAGGCCTCCATCAATAAACCCTTCAGCCATCTGTATCTCAATGCGTATTAGTTTCTCATCCTTTCCACGCGCCTTTGCAATCTTACGCTTGGATATTCTGTATAAATAATGTGCCACAAGAAGCGAATGCTCATAAGGTCTTTTTTGCTTTAGGCGAGCAAGACAACCTTCAATAATTAATGCATCACTATCCGAACAAGCCAAGCGTTTCTTGCTGGTATAGGGAAGAAGTCCCTTAAACCCAGCTGCTATAGGTGAATAGTCAACGCCTGAACTATCGCTCGCCGCCCATGCCCCCCAACGCTCAAGAACCATCTGAATATCACGCATCAGCGCAGTACCTCCTGCACCAGCTTTTCAAACCTTCCAACTCTGGTTTCCAGCTCTGCCACACAATCCACCAGCTCATCCACCGCTTTTTGTGCGCGATGTTTCACCTGCATCAGTTCCCTGAGCGCTGGAACCATATCCCGACGAATGGCATCTTTTGTTACACCCGTCTTTTCCAGTTGTTCAGCATGACGCAACATTTCCTGTGCCTGTTTACGTAATTGTTCAGGGGTAAAAGGTATTGTCTGGTTGTTCAAAAGAAACGCTCCATCTTACTGCTGTCAGTTCGTTTGTTGCTGTATCTGCGCGGCTGGGATGGCCGCATTGGGGTGGAAAGAACCTGTGCGCTTTCCTGGTCTACGGGCAGAAAATGTCCGTTATAAAAACGCCGGTAAATCGTCCCCAGAGAACCGTTACGTTGTTTCGTGATATTGATTTCCGCGATACCTCTGGCCTGCGTATCCGGATTGTATACTTCATCCCTGTAAAGCATCAGAATGATGTCCGCATCCGCCTCTATTTCTCCGGAATTTTTCAGATCTGAGTTCATGGGACGTTTATTAGGTCTGGATTCCACACCGCGGGAGAGCTGGCTCAGCGCAATTAACGGAAAACCACCTGATTTTGCCAGGCCTTTAAGCCCTTTTGATATTTCACCCACGGCAAGGTCATGACGACCTGTGGTTCGGGTTTTTATCAGTCCGAGATAATCAACCACCACCAGTGCCGTTTCCGGATGTTTAATCAGGTGGTGTTTCGTTGTTGCGCATATCTCGTCAATGGTCAGGTTCGCCTGGTCCACCATCCAGATATTGCGCCCGGTCATCCGCCCCACCCCTTGTGAGAAACGTGCCCAGTCTTCGTCTTCAAAGTGAGTGACAGATTTCAGGCGTGATACCGGCATTCCTCCAGCCGCAGATACCATGCGTTCACCAATCTGGATGTTCGCCATTTCCATTGTGAACAGAAGAACACCATGCCCCTGCTCAGTCACCTTGTCGATGATATCCAGCGCCAGTTCGGTTTTGCCCATTGACGGACGAGCCGCAATGAACACCAGGTCGCCGGGTTCCATGCCGCCTGTTTTTGCGTCCAGTTCATCAATACCGGTCATCAGTGTCCTGGATTTCTCCTGTCCCTGATTCCGGCATTCAACACGCTCAACCACTTCCGGAAGCACATCATCAATATGTACCGGCTGAATAGCGCCCTTTTCCGTCGACAATGAGGCCATCATGTTCTGCGCATCCTTCAGAGCATCTTCAGCCGCTTCACAGGTATGCGCATCACGTAATTTCTGCAGCGCCTCATTCAGCGTTTTTTCTGCATCGCGCAATGCCGCATTGCGCCGCAACGCTGCAACATAGTGCTCCAGTGAAGACTTCACCCAGGTTTTACGTCCGGTGTCGGTAATCACCGGGGCTAGTTCCGGCATCTCATTGCACAGCAGCACAGGATCAATCACACCTGAAACACGGGCCTGTCTGCAGATGCCTGTGTAGATATCCCGATACGCTCGTACAGAAAAAACGTCCACCGGTAGTGTGGCCAAAATATCCATCACTTCATGATCTGTCCCTCGCAGAAAGAACGCGCCAATGACAGCACCTTCCAGGTCATCGTTACGCCAGACTGGTGTTGTCATGCAGCCACACCTCTGATACGAGAACGGTAGCTGGGCCAGTTGAACGACAACCAGTTGCGCCCCCCGTCTGTGATCCTGTCGGCAATGCGGGGGCTGATGAACGCCCACAACTCTTCCGGTGAAAGGTTGCTGATCAGGATGGTTGGCAGAATACTTTCGTACCGGGCATTGATAATTTCCTGAAGAATGGCCATTTCCGCCGCGCTACCAAACTGGACACCCACTTCGTCGATAATCAGCAGATCCAGTGATGCATAATGCTCAATCACCTCATCCGCAGTTTTTTCGCTGTCATTCCGCCAGCAGTTTTTCACAGCCCGGGTCAGGCGCATCACGTCGGTGATCTCAACACTGGCGAGATAGTTGCGGATGACATATTTTGCCATTGCAACCGCCAGGTGATTTTTCCCAGTGCCACAACTGCCAGTCAGCACGAGATTTGTGCCGTTCTCCAGAACATCAGCCCAGTTTTCGGCATAGCGACGACAGGCAGCAAGATTTCTGGCTGCGTCAGGATTAATCTCCTGATAGTTTTCAAACTCACAGTCACGAAAACGCAGTGCAATTCCGGCGTTATCAGTCAGTTCTTCCGCCTTCAGGGACGACAACTCCATAATCACATCGTTGATTTCAGCACTCAGGCAGTGAGGACAGTGTGAAATTTTCTCTCTGTCCTCGCCATTACGATCCCCCCACACCAGAATATGCGTGTGATATTCGCCATGTTTTTCGCAATATCCGCGACCTTCACGCATCCGGCAGGAACGATAAGGCCACGGTTTTTCCCCAGTCTCCGCAAACGCCATCTCAGACCGTAACTCATCCATCCGCGCCTGTAGTCTTGTTTGTTGTTCACGCAGGTTAAACGTCATCATCGCTGTCACCTCAGAATGTTAAGTTGTCACTGGATTTACCGAATTCGTCAGACATGGCACCAAGACCAGACAGGATATCTATCTGTCGCTGTCGCCCACCTCCGGGAGCGGCTGGCTGTTGCCAGAAATCTTCGAAGTGACGATCGGGTCCAAAAAACGTCGCGGTCTGCTTCACGAATTGTGTGCCGGTATTTCCTGTGGCACGTACCCAGGCGGCATAACGCCTCACGCCATCAAGCATGGTTTCGGGTGTCACACCTTCCCTGATTCGGGCTTTCCAGGCTTTGAAGGCTGCCGACTTGGAATTACCACCAGCACGTTTGGGGTATTCCTGCCAGGCCTGTTCAAATTCCGGTGAATATTCTTGTCGGGCAGAACGCGCTGGTGCAGACGCGTCAGCGGATGCGCCAATAGTGTTTTTAGTTTCCGTTGTAATCTCTGTAGTAATCTCTGTATTTGTATCAACATTCGGCGTATCCCCTGTTCCGTTATGACGTTGGGGGGTGTTCCGTTTTAACGTAATAGCTGTGTCGCTGACTGTGTTATTGCTGTTGCTTTCTGACGAAACAGAAGAAGGTGTGGTGATGGCAGCAACTGCCTGTGGGTTGATCCCGACAAACAAAATATTGCTGCATTTCACACCATCGAGCATTTCCACAGTGCGTAAATCCAGGGTAATAAAACCGGCATCCCGCAGACGCTTCAGCGCATCTGCAGTTTCCCTTTTCCCGAAACCAAACTGCTCAGCAAACGCCTGATAGCTTCTTTGCAGCTTGTCCCCCTGAAAACGCTTGCGATATCCCAGCAAAGCCCCGGTATGCTCATCCCGGACTTCTGTCGGGCGGTACCAATAAACGATCTCTGAGAGCAGGGCGATAGCGGTCGCATCCGGACGACCACTGGGTAGCCGAATATGTTTCCACCAGTTCGCTGGTGTGACATTGCCAGAAATATTGAGTTGGCCAATAGCCATAACTTCCGGTGTAGGAGCGTAACGGCTCACACGGCACCTCCCAGACGCTTAAACATTTTTCCAGACAGAAATACCGCCAGCGGGTAACTGATGGTGTAGCTACGCCCCTGTAGTTCGCACACGACTTTCTGGCTTTCAGCGTTGACTAGGCAAACCCGCAGAACGTGACCGTTGCTGGTGGCGAACCACTGCCCCACACGGGGGCAACGGTTGTATCGGTGATACAGGGAATTAACGATGCGGCGAATCATGGGCACGCCTCCCGCACATCAGCCATGAGCATTTTGCTGGCTGTTTCCAGCGCTTGGTTGGCGCTAATTTGCATGACAGCCAGTGAATGAGGAACAAAAGCACCGGCATATTCTGTTTCACTGGTGGCGTGTTTATGCGCCATATCTGCAATCACAGAAATCTCAATCAACGCATCCATCAGTGTCCTGATAACTGCAACGGTTGTATCCGGACGAGTGTTATTGCGCATGGCGCACCTCCCATTGATTACGACAGAAAGTGGAGTGATTCAGGTGGGTTTCAGCTTCACGGAATGCTTCAATGCAGCTCTCGTAGTACCGCATTGTGCGCAGACTTAACCCAAGCTGAAGCATCATCAGACCATCAAGGGTGATGTAATAACCTCGCAAAGAGTCACCATAGATGTGATAAGTACCCGGTATGAAATTGCGGGTGAAAAATTCGCGCGAGCAGTTCAGATACTCGATTTTGTCGACGATATTCTGGTGCATGCGCTTGAAGTGGCAGGCAACATGCAGGGAGAAAATAACAGCCTTACCGTTGACGATCTCAATTTTGAGGAATGGGGAAGTTGGGACTGTAGCCATGATGGCAGCCTCCGTATGCAATGGATAACTTCCACCACCGGAGCTGCGAAACTCATGGGTGGTGAACTGAACAGGGTTCGCAGTACCGGCGCATACGGAAACCGGCGAGCCTTTCGGCTCCCCTGCCCAGCCCACCATAATTCTGGCGTGCGTGAGCGCGGACGATAAAAAAGACGCTGGCGCGTCATATATCGCCGTATGCAATTCCGGGCTGCGACCCCCGGCACCCGCTTTATAAGGTGCTGGAACAGTGTAACGTCCCGAAATTGCAGAATCAATATTTAGGCTTGAAACATTCATATGCTTACTGGTATTTTTACTAACGCAAATGTTCTTGGATGTTACTGGCTTACTTCTCTGTGAAGTTGCCTTTACCAACGTTGAGCGAGCCGGGTCACTACCCGGCTTTTTTTCACCGCTGCCAACCAATAACCTGAAATAACCCCATTTTCGGGTGATACCAGCGAGTCCCTCGCGGTTCTGCTTCCTCCATAACCCGATAAAAAGCAGCCATAAACGGTTCCACAGCAACAATTGCGCGACGTGACAACAATCCGTCCGGCGTCATGAACTCATGGGTGTCTGTAGGAATTTGATAGGCGTTCACCAGATTGCGGCATTTATCATCTGACAAACCGGTTTTTGCTTTCAGTTGGCGATATCCGGCATAGCCCTCACGAATGGTACCCCTTTTGATTTGCTCAACTGTTTCGGCAACATGGCTGACTTTTTCTTCCACCTGAGTGATCCGTTTCTGCTGACGAACGGCTTCAAGAGCCATCGCAGCAACCATTTCGATTTCGCTCATTGGCTTACGGATCTGTTCTTCCAGTTCGCGCCAGCGATCTACCAGGCGAGCAGTGAATTCAGGACAGAGCTGTGCGACGACAATGATGCTGTCGCGCTTACCTTGTTCTCCTTCAAACAGGTAATGCTCATATTGAACTTTAAAACCTAAGTTATTGATTTTCTCGGAAACAGCCATTGGCGGTTTCCGGATGATGTTTTTAGCAACCAGGCGTTCGATACTACGTTTAACATCTGAGTGCTGACTACCCACCAGCTCTGCGATCTCAACGCTGGTCATGGATGCTTTATCGTTAAAAATTGCGGTGTTCACTGTTTATCTCCTTCGCACACTCCATCTTCTGTGTGCGCTAAGCTTGGGTGTGGGAAAAGTTTTGGCTTATCTGGCCTAAGCTCATGAGCGGGAATCCCTGTTACGGCAGAAACGTCTGGAACATGCTCCACCCCTACAAGTCCAATCTTTCTCCATCGGGAAACAGATGGCTGTTTGACCCCAACGGCGCGAGCTAATGCATTTACGCCCCCTGCAATATCTATTGCTTTCTCAATCGCTGATTTCATAAAACACACCTAACAATTGCTTTTTCTATCAAAAAATAATAGCAACACCTATTCCACCATGCAATAGACACACTTATAGAACGCATCTACAATGTAATAGCGGAGGCTATATTTATGTCGAAATCACAAATGAGCATGTTGAGAACCCTTGCAGATAGGCTCAACTTTGCAATGTACGAAATGGGAATGAGCCAAGCTCAGTTGGCTAAGGCAGCAAACATGGCTCAACCGACCATTTGGCGAATAGCATCGGGGAATGCAAGAGGAACAACGAAAATTGTCGATCTCGCTAATGCTCTCGGTGTTACACCGGAATGGTTAAGTTCTGGTGTAGGTTCTATGAGGGCAGAGAACAAGAAACCATCTATTCCACCAAAATCCGAATGGGGGAAGATAGAGTCGTGGGATGAGCACACGCCTCTAAGTGATGATGAGGTTGAAGTCCCTTTTCTTAAAGATATTGAGTTTGCGTGTGGTACTGGGAAAGTGATTAGCGAAGATCATAATGGATTAAAACTTAGGTTTTCAAAAGCTACCCTTCGTCGGATCGGCGCAAACTCTGACGGAAGTGGAGTGCTATGTTTTCCGGCGACTGGTAACAGTATGGAGCCTATAATCCCTGATGGAACGACCGTAGCTATTGACACCAACAACAAAAGAATTGTCGATGGTAAGTTGTATGCTATTGGACAAGATGATGGTTGTGGCGGACAACTAAAGCGCATTAAACAACTACACAGAAGACCAGGTGGAAAATTGATTATCCGCAGTTACAACAGTGACGAATACCCAGATGAAGAAACCAGTATTGATAAGGTTGATATTATCGGGCGTTTATTCTGGTACTCAGTTTTGCTTTGAATCAAAAAGGAAATATTTTTTATTAAATATCAATAAGGTAACAAAAATCACCCCAAAAAAAAATAGAACTTGCTATTACCATAATTTATAGCAGGTTCTATTATGCTCTCATTCCAAATAGATGGAGTTAATGAGATGAGGGCAAAACCGACTCTGACTTTTAATGGCTTTTCCATGCACCCACTGGATGCGCTAAAAAATACCGCCGTTCTTTTTGAAGCTGGATATTTATTAGCTACATCAAATAACCATGAATACTGTGAAATTGGCGATACCATAGTTGCTTTGGCCACTGATTACGCCTTCGAAGTAAAAAACGCAATTTTTTATTCAAGACAAGATATTGCTCCTGAAAAACAGCCTGAATACATGGTTAACCTTAGCACCCAACGTGAAGCCTGCGGTTTGACGACCACCGAACTGGCCAGGCTGCTCGATCTCGATGAAGAAATCATCATCCAGTGGGAAAGCGGAGAGTATGAACCAACTATCAGTATGCTTATCCCACTGGCAAATGTTCTTGGTTGCGACCCGATGTGGCTGTTAACCGGTAAACCAACAGCTGGAGATACTTGCGCATGAAAAAGTTCGAAAACATAACTGTTCTCCATGTTGATAACTTTGATTATACAAACCAGGAATTTCTCCCGGAGGTTGTAAAGGCAATAGATGTTGCCGATATAGTGATTAGAGGAAAGAGAATTGTCAAAAACAGGCTCGCATGCACTTCAGGAGCAATGACAGAAACAACCTCACAGCAAGATAATTACGAAGGCATTTGTCTGGAGCCTGATTCATTTGCGGTAAATGTTTATCATTTATTGCATGCAACACAGGTATTACATATGTCCAGTAATCACGAAACAAAAGTACTTGGCAGCGAAATTCTGAATTTTGCATGTGAATATGCAAAAGCTGCTGCCGAAAAAGAATTAGCGCAATAACAATAAATATTCCCTGAATGTTTATTACGGTTTTATCGCCGGGGATTGTTGCAACCTTTATTCGCAGGAGATTATGTTATGACCTTCCTGAAACATAAGGCATCGTATAAAACTGCCTGCCTCATTGCACAACATGGAGATTCTTATCTTCATATAGCCAACCTGTATTTGCGCAAGGCTTATGGGAGATAAAATAATGGAGACATCAGCACGAAATAAAATGCAGAATGAGCCTGAGCAGGGGGGGGGAATACACGAAAAAGTAAGAGTGTTGCTAACCATTGAAAATGGGAAAGTAATTTACTCAAAACATCTGTTGGATAATGAATTCGTTGGCTGCATGGATACATTTCTGTGGATGGCAAAAAGAGCTGGCTACACGATTATTCCACCAGCAAAGGAGCAAACATTATGAATCATTCAGAGTTCCGACCAGAAGTTACGCCACATGGCATAAAAATTGGCAATACAACCATTAATTTTGTTGATGCCGTACAGCGACTTAATGATGGTGAATACGACAATCCATACTGGCACGGCTTAAGAATCATGCAATGTATTGCTGAAGCCGATGATGCGGGATTCCTGGGAAGATTTTCAGTCGATATGAAGGTTGCTCAATGGCGCTGGCTGTATGTGGCAACGTTTATCAGTGAAGAGGAAAACAAGAACGGCACCATTGATATCCCTAACGATAACGGAACCACAGATCACGCAGTTATTTATAAGGGAAAGCATGGTTGTATAAGTATATACCCGGGGCCACTTCGCATTGCCCTGCAAAACCATGTCGAATGGGGATTTATTGAAAAATATGGCGAAACTGAAGGCATGGGGCGAGTTCTGTTTCTCTATCAAAAAATGCTCATCGCAGATCCTGATAATGGTTTCATTCTCTCTGCTATGGGGCGCGAAGGGCTTGAACTCCTTCTGGATGAAATAATTAACGACCTGAATACTCATGGTATGCCAGAAGCGCCAGTGACACATTAAATATTAAGAAGAAAATAATTCTTCCGTTTTTTACTAACCGTTTATATGAAAAGCAACCGTGAATTAAACAGAGTAAAACTGATTTTAATCCTTGCCGCAGTGCTGACACTAACTGAAATCATTATTATCTTTATTGCGCTGTCAGTCGGTTAAAAATATCGGGATACCACAGACCAATGAGACTGTATTTCACAATAGTAATTTTACTGGCAATTATCGCATGCATTTACGGATTACTCGTTCCGTTCCTTATATCCATGAAGGATACGATAGCAGTTATTTCTGGCTTTGCACTGGCGTTTCTGACCCCGCCCTGCATTTATGCCATTTACAAGGGTCTTTCTTTCACTAAGGATAAAAGATGAAAAAAATTATTTTTGCTTTAGCCATTATTCTGCCGACCATTAGCCTTGTCGGGTGCGATCGCGTTGAACCAGGTAATGTTGGCATCAAGGTAAATAAACTGGGCGACGACAAAGGCGTCGGTGAGGTGGTCGGTGTTGGTCGCTACTGGACTGGCTGGAATACTGAGGTTTACATCTTCCCTACCTTCAAGCAAATGAAGACCTACGATGAACCATTCAGTTTCCAGATGAGTGACGGTACAACCATCGGCTATCACATCGGCGTGGCCTACAAAGTTGATCCATCCAAAGTTACCACGGTGTTTCAGACTTACCGCAAAGGCGTGGATGACATTACCGACACCGACCTGCGCCAGAAGATCGCCGACGCACTCAACCGACTGGCCAGCAAAATGACCACCGACAAATTTATCGACGGCGGCAAGTCTGAACTGCTGGATGCTGCTCTTAAAGACATTCAGGCAGAAATGACACCCATCGGTATTCAGGTAATGAGCCTCTCATATGTAGGTAAACCGGAGTACCCACCAACCGTTATCGACAGCATTAATGCCAAAGTCACGGCAAACCAGAAAACCCTGCAACGCGAGCAGGAAGTAAAACAGCGCGAAGCGGAAGCCAACATGCTGCGCGCGGAAGCTGCCGGACAGGCTGATGCGATTCGCACAAAAGCCCAGGCCGAAGCCGATGCTATTCGTTTACGCGGTGAAGCTCTGCGCCAGAACCCTGGAGTTATGGAACTGGAAGCCATCAATAAATGGAACGGCACACTGCCGCAATACATGACCAGCGGCGCCAATACGCCATTTATCCAGGTTAAATAACTTATATGCCCGGCAGACCGCCGGGCTAAGGGAAAAGCAGATGAACACCCATAATACCCAACCGCAAATAATGAACTATGACCCGAATCTGACGTCATGCGGACGCATGGCAAAACAAACCGTTCGATTAACTTTCGGACTATGGGAATACCGCGAAACATTCGAAGTTACTGTCGGCGGCAATCTGACCGGACTGGATGTTATCAGTTGCGCTATTGAAAGCCTGTACGCAACGCTGCCTTATGAAGAAGTCGAGGATGAGCGCACAGGGGAAACAGATATCATGGCCACCATTAATATTGGCGAACTGATATGTCAGGATGAAGACCTGTCCGGAGAACTCTGGCTTGCCGGGATGCTTATCTCAGCAGAAATTATCAGTATTGAACCCGCTACAAACATACGGCTCTGAAGTTCTCACTATTCAGAGAGCAGGAGAAAAAATGTTTGCTTTGATTAATCAGGGACAACTGTATACCGACAGTGCCGGTTACCCGGTAAAAATTATTCGCTGCATAAATAACACCGTGTTGTACAGAAGAATGGATGGGCGAACACAATCGGTAAAAATGAACGATTTTAATGAATCGTTTGAACGGATCGATCACCAGGAATACCGACAAATTCTGGCAGAAACAGAGCAGGAAGCTCATCTGAAAAAATTACGAGCCATGAAAAGGAAGTAGCGAATGAATAAAGCGTTTGAGCTATGGGTACGCCAGCGTTACGGCAATCGTTATGACCTGACGCGAGATGTTGACGGTTTCTACTGCCGTGAAGTTGTGAAACGAATGTTTGAGGTGTGGTGCCACTGCCGTGGGCTGAGTGTTGTGTGAGGTAATGCATGGGCAATGTGATTCAACTGGCTCCCAATGAATGGGTTTGTGAAAGCGTTCTTATCGCAATTACCGGGCTCAAACCAGGCACAATTCTCCGGGCCCGGAAAGAATGCTGGATGGTAGGAAGAGAGTATATTCACGTATCGCCTGACGGTAATCCAAAACCTTCCAGCGAATGTATGTATAACAGAAAAGCAATCGATGCCTGGGTCGCTTCAATGAAAAACAAACAACCTGGGTGATTTAATACCATGAAATATGTAAGCTCATATCGCTCTTGGGCGTCTGGAGGTATCGATGGATAAAGTCAAATATCCAACAGGCGTCGAAAACCACGGTGGCACATTACGCATCTGGTTTAATTTTAAAGGTAAACGTGTCAGGGAAAATCTTGGTGTCCCTGACACTGCCAAGAACAGGAAGATCGCCGGAGAGCTGCGGACATCTGTATGTTTTGCCATTCGTACAGGAAACTTTGATTACGCTGCGCAGTTCCCTGACTCTCCTAACCTCAAGGCTTTTGGGGTAAATAAAAAAGAAATTACGGTGAAAGAACTTGAAGAAAAGTGGCTGGATCTGAAACGCATGGAAATCTCTGCAAATGCATTCAATCGCTATGAGTCCGTTGCAAGAACAATGATTCCGAAAATTGGAGGTAGCAGACTGGTGTCAACGGTGACCAAAGAGGAATTACTGTATATCAGGAAAGATTTGCTGACCGGATATCAGAATTCAACGAAAGACAAAGCACCAGCAAGAGGACGGAGCGTCGTTACTGTAAATTATTATATGACGACAATCGCTGGAATGTTTCAGTTTGCTGCAGATCACGGTTACTTAGAAGCAAATCCCTTCGAGGGAATTAAGCCTCTTAAAAAAGCCAGGGCAGAGCCAGATCCGCTAACTCGTGACGAATTTATTCGCCTGATAGATGCTTGCCGGCATCAGCAGACAAAAAACCTGTGGTCATTGGCTGTGTACACAGGAATGCGTCATGGTGAGCTGGTCTCCCTGGCCTGGGAAGATATCGATCTGAAAGCAGGAACAATTACTATCAGGCGCAATTATACGAAACTCGGTGAGTTCACTCTACCTAAAACTGAAGCAAGTACAAACAGGGTTGTGCATCTTATCCAGCCCGCTATCAGTGTCCTGAAAAATCAGGCTGAAATGACAAGACTGGGTAAGCAGCACCACATCAAGGTTCAACTACGTGAATATGGACGTTCAGTGAATCATGAATGTACTTTCGTATTTAACCCCCAGGTGGTTAGAAAAAGCAAACAGGTAGGTTTTATCTACAAGGTAGATTCCATTGGCGACTCATGGGAAACAGCCATTAAGCGTGCAGGCATCAGGCATCGAAAGGCATACCAGTCACGACACACTTATGCGTGCTGGTCATTATCTGCCGGAGCAAATCCAAGCTTCATTGCCAGCCAGATGGGCCATGCAAGTGCCCAGATGGTGTTCAATGTATACGGAGCATGGATGACTGACAGCAATGCAGAACAGATCGCCATGCTGAATCAGAAGCTGGCAGATTATGTCCCAATGATGTCCCATAGTCACCAAAGTGACACAAGAGGCCTATTAAAATCAGTAAGTTAG